TCGTACATATCTAAACCTTCGTTAGATACTAATGGTGTATTGTGTGATAAGTTTCTTAATTTAGATGGATTGATTAATGTATCTACTGATCCTACAAACTCACACTCAAACTCGGTAGCAAATTGTGCCTCACTAGTGTTTCTAATTGTTTCATCTTTCCACTTCTCATCTCTACCAGGTACCTCTGACCAATGTACTTCAATAGGTACATAATCGTTTCGTTTATGTTGAGCGTCATTCCACAGTTTATAAAACATATTCATTCCATGTGGTGTAGATACAATCATAACTTTAGAGGATTTACCAGAAGAAATTGTAGGATAAACTGAACTAAAAAACTGCTCAGATATATTGTTAGGTATGAAAGCAAACTCATCAAGGAATATTATGTTAAATGAACCACCCCTAATTGCACTTGAAGATGTTGCAGCTGCGAGTATTTTTGAACCATTTTCTAATTCAAGTGAACCTTTGTTCCAGTTTAGTACACCTTGTTGTAACCATTTAGGTAAGTTTTCATATGCAAGTTGTAATCTACCTAATAAATCTCTAGCAGTAGATGATTTGTTTGCAAGTATGGCAACGTTTATATTGTCATTGAATATAACTTGATGTAATAGATATGCGATAATAGTAGTTGATTTACCAGACTGTCTAGGCAGTTTACAAATAGAAAAACGATTTTCATGGAATGTCTTAACCATTTTATCCTGAAAAGGGTACATATTAAAAGGTACTAGACCTTCATCAATGTTTACAATTCTAGTATATGTTTTTATAAAGTGTATAGGATCTTCCATACACTTTGCAATTTCTCTTACTTGATCTTCGGTATAACTTTGTTGTAAATTTGCTTTGTATAGATTAGGATTACCTAGATATGCTTCAGTCATATTTTACTTCGTCAGGATTAAAACCATCATCAAATTTTTTATCTTCTTGCACTTCTACATTTTTGTTTTTATTCTTTAACATTTTATGTAACTCTGCTGATGATCCTACAAACAACGCCTGTTTTATATTTGTGCTTGCTTTATCGGGCACATGTTTTAATGTTTTTAATTTACCTTGTAAGTCTTGTAATTTGTCAACTGTATCAGCAACTTGTTTGATTAAGTTACCTGCAACCTCATATGCTCTAGGGTGTTGACTTTCGTTTGCAATATCAAGTATGCCTTGTATTGCGTCTTGTCCTCGTTCTATAAGATTGTAATAATTTTCTCTACTGTATTTGTAGTCGTTATCAACGTCTTCTTTTTCTTTATCTTCCATCCTAGGTACAGGTGGAGTAAATTCTTTTTTGACAACAGCTTTAGTTAGTATTTTCTCGTTAGAGATACCAAGAGCTTCGTTTATTTTTTCGTCTATAGTCATAATTAATAATTCGTTATAGTTGTTGTAAATCCAAAATCATCATCAGCGTCAGCAGTAGTAGGATTAGGAACTACAACAATTCTTTCTTCTTTTTCTGCACTAGCGCCTGTGTCGTTATACAAATCTGTTTGAGCAGTTTTAATAACTTTACTAGAATATATAGGGCCATATAGATAAGTTTTTGCTGTAAAGTTTAATGTATAGTTTACAGCTCTTCTTTGTGTAAATGAACCATCATATGTATCCTGATAATCAACACTATTTAGTGTTATCGGAACATCTCTTTTTATACCCATACTTGGTATTGCATTTACTGTAACTGTATAGTCTGGTTGAAAGTATGGTAGTATTTGTTCTATAATACATAGACCATCTTCAGCAGTTGCTGTAAATGAATATAAGTTAAATGATAAATTGTAAGGTACAGGATTGTATTGATAATATTGTTTACTTGCGTCTGAAGTATTTACATTTTTAAACTTACCAACTCTTTGTAATTTACGAGATGAGTCATAAGACAAACCAGCAATTTCAAAACCCATACGAGGTAATGACATTGCCATTTCTCTTTGATCTAAATTAGGTTGTTGTTCTAATCTTGTTAAAAACTTTTCTTTAGGCGAATATGCAAGAGGTACTTTTAATCTTTGTATTGTACCACCGTCACCATCTTTTCTTACAATGACAATGTTATTGAATATTGTACCAAATGATACAACAATCTTTCTTAATGATTCGTGGTAAAATTGTTTTCCAAACATTATGTTTCATCAACCTCTCCGAAAGGGTTTCTTTCTGTAAAGTCTAATATATCATCACCTGTACTAGCAGTATCAAACCCAGCGTCAGCATTGTACGTGGCGTTATCAGCGTAATCTCTAGTTTGTGTTGCAAGATTTATATCTTCGTGTGTTTCTGCCAATAAGAAGTTTATAGTGTTTAATGTAGTATCAGAATCCTCTAACATGATACCACCACCATCTTCTAATGTTAATTGATGTTGTAATTGATCTATAGATAATCTATCTTCAGCAACATCAATTTCTGATCTGCCTGTATCAATTTTCTCACTAGAATATTCAAATCTAGTTGTTCTTAATTTATAGACAGGTAAGTTACCTAGTTGAAAAAATGGTTCCTGATCTTCTACGAATTGTATCTCAAAAAAACTATTCATCAAAGGTACATAAATTAAATCACCTTCGTTAGGTCTACCATCAACAATACTATTTGCTTTGTTATCAACTTGTTCTTGCCATCTTCTTTTTGCAATTACAAATGTTGTATCTTCTCTAATTTCTAAACCAAATTTAGATACTAATTCTTGTTCGCCACCAAAACCTTCAGCAGTTTCCATATACATCTCAAGCATATATGACTGGTCAAATTTAGATAGAGTATCTTCTCCTAAAACTAAATCTTTGTTGACTAATGTTCTTGGTAAGTAGAAATTATCTAGGCCGTATATCTTTAGGCCTTCTATAATTAAATCTTCGTGTAATCTCTTTTCTGAAGAATTACCAATTCCATTGCCACCTTGAAAATGATGATTGACTGGCATGGCATTATCCTATCATGTACGTTACAGGCGTTTCGTATGTGCCTCTTATTTCTTCTTCTAATTTTTGTATATCTTGTAGTGCTTCTGAAAATATTTGTTGACCATTAAGTGTAACACCACCTAACATTGCAACGCCATTAAATTTAGATAAGTTAGCACCCCATTGTCTTTTGATTAATGCTGTAGTGTATCTTTTTAAATAAATGTCATTGTAAACATCTGTCATAACTGTAGGGTCTAATTTTCTAAAACACTCAATAACAAGATACTCTCCTACAGATATGTCATTTTTCCAATCCATATCTACGAATAGTTTGTTATTGTATTGATTAAATCTAATAGGTTTTTCACCTACTAATATGTGATCTAAAAAGTCTAAATGTCTTAATACCATATCATAGTGTATAATACTTGTAGATGAAAAATCATACAAGTCATTTAGTCTTAATTGGTATCTAATATCAAATAAATTTTGATTACCTCTATTTGATAGAGGGAATATTCTTGTAACTGCTAATACAGCTTCAGGTACTACTATGAAATTATTTTGTTCAGTCCATGCAGTAGTAACAGAATTTTTAGTTATACTAGACGCAGTATCACCTGAAGGCGATTTAATTCTATCTACGTCTGCTTGAGTTACTTTGTATTTAAGGTATGTTCTTTCAACGCCATCATAGTGATATTGAGCAAAGTATTGTAACGCTTCATCTATTCTATCTTCAGCCTGATCGTCATCTACGTTGATTTCAATTACAGGTTTCCCTAGTGTTCTTAAAGCGTACTGTTTTAATTGTTCTCTTGTTGCTGGGTTGGCCATATTAATCCTTTATTACTATTTATACGATTATTAGGCGTTGCGAAGACGCAATTATGGTGTGTCTAAAAATCGGTTTAGATTAATTGATTATTAACTTGCAGAACCAACAATTGTCTTAACAGCAGATCCAGATGAATCATTAATTACTAATGTTACAGCACTAGCAAAGTGTGAAGATGTAATGCCTGAAATCGTATTGTTTCCAGCCACAATTGTTTTGTTTGTCAAAGTTTTAGTGTTATCTGTTGAGATAATATCAGAACCACCCAATGTAGCAGTAGTTGCTTCTAAATTTGCAACTAATGTAGCAACAGCGTAACCAGTACCACTAGTGTTTACAGTTGTTGTTGGTGCAGCCTGATTGTCTTTAAACAATTTGAACTTACCATCACCAGCATCCCTAAACATACCAGCATACAAGTCTTGTGATCCAGATGTATCGTACAATCCATAGAATCCAATGTCAACTGCGTCTGAACTATTGTTTCCAGTTGCAAGGTTGATTAGTGGATCTTCTACTGCCAATGTAGCAGTATTAACTGTTGTAGTATTACCAGATACAGTTAAGTCACCAGAAATTGTAACGTTAGCAGGTAACCCGATAGTTACTGTTCCTGAAGATTCAGAAACTTCTACTTCATTACTTGTTCCAGCAAACGTCATTGTTCCGCCTAGAGCAACTGCTGTAGTATTAGAACCATCTGATACTGTGATTGCACTATTTGATAATGATGAATTACCAATGTTTGATAATGTGTTATCAGCACCACTAATAGTTTTATTAGTTAGTGTTTGTGTTGCAGCCAATCCAGCAAAACTTTCAGATTGTAGAGCAGTGTTAAATTCTGCCAAACTACCTGTTACTGTGTTACTTGCCAAATCAATAGTTTTGTTTGTCAACGTTGAAGTGTGAGCATCCATAGTGATTTGATCGTTGCCAGTTAACAATGGAAGAGTTACTGTTCTGTCAGCAGTCAATTCACTTACAGCGAACACGTATTGGTGATCAGCTGATGAGTCATTGATTTGTGGTGTTGTCATAACAGGACTTGTTAAAGTCTTGTTAGTTAAAGTTTGTGTTCCTGTTAAAGTTGCAACAGTTCCGTCTATCGCAAGTGTAACTGTTGTACCTGAACCAGCAGAAGTTAATCCAGTACCACCAGCGATTGTTAATGATTCTGAACCTAAAGCAACATCAATGTTCCCAGAACCAGTTACGATATCCAAATCTTGTGCTGTGTTTTGTGAGTCAACGTATGCTTTAATTGATTGTTGCGTTGCAAGTTGCGTAGCACTATCTGAAGCCATATTGTCTTCATCTAGTATAGCAGAACCAGAAACTGCTGTATTTAATACAGCACTTGTTAATGTTTTGTTTGTAAGTGTATCAGTAGTATCTTGTAATACTATTGTACCTGTTGCGTTAGGTAGTGATATTGTTCTATCTGCTGTAGGATCAACTGTTGTTAATGTAGTTTCGTGTGCGTCATCTGTTGCACCTTCAAATACAAAAGCATTTTGAATACTAATTGTAGTTGAGTCTACAGTTGTAGTTGTTCCTGAAACTGTTAAGTTTCCTGAAATGGTTACGTTATCGTCTAACGTAATTGTTCCACCAGCTGAATCTATTGTAAGATTTCCTGAAGACGTATCTATTTCGCCTGCAGCTGTCTTACCTAATTGAATATTTCCTTGTAAGCTACCAACCGTGGTATTACCGCCTGCAGTAGAACCATCGTGTAGTAACACTTTGTTTAGAGTTGTATCTACCGTAATTTCGCCAGCTGCACCTGTATAGGCAGCATTCTCGGCCGTAGTACCTCTTCTTAATTGTAAAATTGTTGGCATTGTTAATCTCTCCCTTTTTGTAACAAACTAACTCTATTATTTATAATAATTAGTTATTATACTCCCTATTTTTTTAATTGTCATAATTTAATTAGAATTTGCAACGTATCCGAAGTCAACAACACCTACTTGTGCTTCAACGGTACCCATGTCTATTCGTCTAAATGTTTTGTGATTTAAATCTGTAGTAATAACATTAAGAGAAACGCCGAAAGCGTCTTCTGGAGAAGCAGCAACACCTGTTTCATCCCCACCTAAAAATATAGTTTGTACTTTTGAAGCGTCAATTGACGTTTCTTTAAACTCATCAAATCTTTGATCTACTGTATCTACAGCAGTTTGTGTTGTATTATTTCCTATATATGGCATATGTTATTCCTAGTCTGATATTGCGTCCACAGCACTTACAACTACATCTAAAGAACTAGCAGTATCAGATACTACTTTTAATACGTCACCACTTTCAATCACGTATTTTGCTCCTCCGTCTATAATTTGTAATGCGCCACCTGTTTGAATAGGTGCACTTTTTATAATGTAATGGTCATTTGAGCCATCATTTAGTATTACATCTACTTTAATTTCACTTGACGTTGTATTTGCTAATGCGATACCTATAACAGTATCGTAACTGTTAGCAGTATGTAAAGTGACTGCTGACGTACCAACGTTTCTTGCTAAATATCTTCTAAAGTTTTGTGCCATATCTATTCTCTCTTATTTATATATTTATAATGCAATTGCCATTGCAACCGCAAAACCTTTCGTTGCTTTATTATCTATTTGTGTCTGAATAGCACTTGTTACACCATTCAAATATCCAAATTCTGTATTATCTACTGTACCATCATTAATTAAATTTGCATTTAATCTGTTTGATGAGTCAATAGTTGCATGTTTAGCGTCTAATTGTGTCTGAATTGCACTTGAAACGCCATCTAAATATCCTAATTCTGTTGCAGTTACACTTGTTACTGATACGTCACCATTTGAGTCTGAAGCAAGGGCACGTGAAGCAGTCAAGTCTGCCATCTTACTAAATGCAATTGCAGCTGATGATTTAATATCAGCGTTAACTATATTAGTAATTGTATTGTTGTCTGAATCTATTGACTTATTAGTTAAAGTTTGTGAACCTGTTAATGTTGCAATAGAAGCCGTATCTGATAAATC